AAAATATTCTGGGAGCAGTTCTATGCTAACTTAAAATTAAAATCAGATGCGGAATTATTAAAGGCTGAACAAGATGCAGCAGCGCAAAGGGTTGCTAACTTGCAATCAGTTGCAGATTCAACAAATAAACTTGCAGACGTTGTTGGAAAACAAACAGCAGCAGGAAAGGTATTAGCAAGCGCAACAGCACTAATAAATACTTATCAAGGAGCAACCGAAGTGATAAGGGCAAAGAGTACGTTACCTGAACCTTTTGGAACGATAAGCAAAATAGCTAACGTGGCTGCAATTATTGCCACAGGATTGAGGGCGGTAAAGTCTATAAACTCCGTGCGAGTACCGGGCAGCGGTGGAGGTGGTTCGGTTGCCGCTCCTTCGCTTGGCAATTTCTCCCCACAAGCCACAACAACAAACCTCAACCAACAATCCATTAACGCCATTGGGAACGTGGCTGCAAGGGCTTATGTATTGGAAACAGACGTAAGCGGTAATCAGGAAAGAATCAGGCGTTTAAACAGGGCAGCACGTATCAATTAAGTTACATTTTGGATTTTAAAGTATAATTAGTTTATGGATTTTCCTGTCTATAAACTAAAGATTAACCCCAACATTGAGGGGGCGAGCGAGGTTACAGCCGTTGCGCTTGTTGACTTACCTGCTATACAAGAGGACTTTCAGTTCTTCAATCTTCACAAACAGAAATACAAAATTGAAAGCGAGGAGCAGAGAATAGTATCGGGCCCTTTGATGATAGCGGACAAGCCTATCTACAGGGAAAACGATGAGTTTGGAAGCCATTACATTGTATTCGATGCGGACACGATAAAAACTATTGCTATCAAGTACGCAAAGAAAAAGTACCAATCCAATGTAAACGAGATGCACGCCACGCCACTTGCTGACATTGTTTTATTTGAAAGTTTTATCAGTGATACAAAGCGAGGCATAAAGCCAATGGCGGGTTATGAGGATGCGCCTGATGGTAGTTGGTTCGGTTCAATGTACATTGAGAATGAGCAGGTTTGGCAAGATGTTAAGGAAGGGAAGTTTAAAGGTTTTAGCGTGGAAGGTTTGTTTATTTACGATGTTCCGAAAAAAACTGATGAGGAAATTCTGAACAGTTTAAAAAAGTTATTGAGCTAAAAAGTTACAAATAAATTATAAATGTATAATTGATAAGTATGGAAAGAAATGCAAGCGAAATATTAAAGCAGGTTAAAGAGTTCTTTAACACACTTGTAAACCCTGCACCAGTTGCTCCTGTAGTTCCTGCTGCTGCACCAGTAGCACCAGTTACAATGAGCACAGATTACACGTTAAACGATGGCGTTACGATTGTAAGCATTGATAAGCTCGAAGCAGGCGGAGTTGTAAAAATTAAAGACGTTAGCGGTGCGGAAGTTACAGCACCAGCAGGCGAGCATACTTTACAGGACGGAACAGTATTGGTAGTTGCAGAGGGTGGAATAATTTCAGAAGTGAAGCCTGTAGCACCTGTAGCACCTGCACCAATGAGCATCCAACAGATGGAAGAGTTTTCTAAGATGCAGTTCGCTGCAACTATTGAAGACAGAATTGCAGCTTTGGAAAAGATGAACAAAGCATTGATGCAGAATTGCATGGGTTATGAACTTGCAAAAGCAGCACAAGCGGATGCAGTAGAAGCATATCGCACAAGCATCGAAGGTGTTCAGGTTGAAATGAAAGCGCACAAAGAAACATCGAACAAAGTATTAGGTGGTGTTATCGAAGTTGTACAAGCATTAACAGAGCAACCAACAGCAGCACCAGATCCGACTGTAGAAAAAAAGAATCATTTTAAAGCGGATGTTAAGCAACCATCCGAAACAATAAAAAACATTACTAAAATCTTGTTTTCCTAAAAAAAACTACTATGGCATTTACATTATCAGGCATTGGAGCGTACACACGGCAATCGGTAGAACCGTTATTGACAGCGGCTATCTTCGGTGCAAAGACACAGGAACTTATCGCTAAGAGCGGTATCGTTTTAACAAAGGTAAAGAGTGCAGAGGCAATTCCTCTTATGGATACCGATGCACCATTTCAGACAGATGCTTGTGGATGGAATCCATCAGGCACAACTACCTATTCACAGCGTACCGTTACCGTTGGAAAAATCAAAGTGGAAGAAGCCCTTTGTTACAAGACATTGGAAACTTCCTTCATTCAGGAAGCAATGAGGGCAGGTTCTACCTATGAATCATTTGAGCCAGCAGCATGGGAAGCAGCATGGACTAACCGTAAGAACGAGCGTATCGCAAACCAACTGGAAACAGCATTATGGCAGGGTGATACAGCATCAGGAAATATGAACCTTAACAAGTTTGATGGACTTATCAAATTGATTGATGCAGGTTCACCAGTTGATGCAAACGTAAATTCTTTTACAGGAATTGGAGTAATTACCGGGCTAACATCAGCTAACATCATCCCTGCTGTTCGTGCCGTGAAGAACGCTATCCCAGCGGCTTTGAAAGGCAAAACTGATACTGTTATCTTCATGGAGTATGCTGCATACGACTTGTATGTAGATGCAGGTGTAGCGGCTAATCTTTTCTCTTACAATTTCAACGACAAATCTAACTACGGTGGGCTTACTGTACCGGGTACAGGCATCCGTATAGAAGCTGTACACGGCTTGAACGGAACAGGTGATATGTATGCGATGAGATTATCTAACGTTGCAATTGCGGTTGATGCCGAAGGTGAAGAAGCTAATTACAAGCTGTGGTATTCTGAAGACAACAACGAAGGTCGTTTCCGTGCAGCCTTTAAAATGGGTGTGAACGTAGCGTTTACAACCGAAGTAGTGAAGTTCAAATCAACAATCTAATTATGCCTAATTGTTCAATAAGTTCAGGTTATGCCATTGACTGCCGGGATGGGGTAGGCGGTAACAAAGAAGTTTACATCATCGACTTCTACGATGTTACTGCCGTTGCTGAAGCCAGCGGATTAGTAACTGGCATCACTAAAGCATCTGGAAAAAGGTTTTACAAATTTGAAATTCCAGAAGCTACAGCCGAAGGAAAAGACACGCCTGTAGGCAACACACAGAACGGATCACTGTTTTTCAACCATGAGTTTACAATGGCCCTCAACAAAAGAGATGCCGCAACAAGAAATATAATTCTTGTGCTTGGTAAAGCGAGGGTTATCATTGTAGCAAGGGAGTTATCAGGCAGGTGGACAATGTACGGCAAGGACAACGGCTTATGGCTAACAACCGGTGAAGGTACATCAGGAATTGCAGGAGGAGACAGGAATGGCTATAATCTTACATTCGCAGGCGAGCAAAGAGAACCAGTTCTTGAAGTAACAAATGCGGTGGGATTAGTTTTACAGACACCCGGATAATATTTAAAACGAAAACCTAAAGAGGGGTGGGGATTTCCCTCACCCTTTTTTTATGCTGCAAATAAATAAACATATTACCAATACGTTACTATTCACAGCAACGGAAAGTTGTGTTCTTGTAAATCCGTACTTTCTTTTTAAATTTACAAACAGAACAACAAATGAAATAATTTATTATGTTGCTACTGATACAAGCCTGTACAATTACAGATTCAACAAAGCCACAATATCGGGTTCATTATTCTCACAATACGGATATTACAATTACGAAATTTACGAGCAGTTAAGTTCAACGAATATAGACCCGACAGGTTTAAATTTAGTGGAGAGTGGTTTCATGGTTGTTGTTGGCGATTCATTTACGCCTGATGAATACGATGGTCAGGATAACACATTTGTAGTATGATAGATTACAATCTTATACAGGTATCTTTTGCAAGGGCTGAACAGCCTGTGTTTACTGAACGCAAAGGCAGCGGCATTGTGAATTTTGGCGAAAAAAATACCTTCCCTACTTACTTAAACGAATTGTATAATGAAAGCCCAAAACATGGGGCTATTGTGCAAAGCAAAGCGACTTACATATTCGGAAATGGATTTGCAAAAATAAAAGATTATAAAAATCCAAACGATGCAGAAACGTGGAACGACTTGTTAAGAAAATGTGTTTTGGATTATGAGAAGTTTGGCGGTTACTACTTACAAATAATTTGGAACAAGGGTGGAACGATAGCAAGTATCTATCATTTGAAGTATCATAAGGTTAGAACAAATTATGATAATTCTACTTTCTGGGTGAAGGATGAGTGGGATATTTACAAACAAATTTCTGCTAAAGATAAACTAAAGGAAAGAGATTATCCTGCATTCGATGTGAATGATAGGAAAGGTTCGCAGGTTCTTTTTGTTAAGAGCATCGGAGATCAGTCAGATGTTTATCCTTTGCCGTCTTATTATCAGGCTTTAAATTATATTGATGCTGATAGGCTAATGGGCAGACACGTGTTGGGGATGGCTAAGGATGGATTTGTAGCCAGTAAGCTAATAAACTTTAATGAGGGTGAGCCATCACTTGAGCAGAAAAGAGAAATTGAGAAAGCGTTAGAAAAAAAGTTTACAGGCAGCGAGGGGAAAAAGTTCATGGTTGCATTTAACAAGAACCCGGCTAATGCAGTAACGGTAACGGATTTAGGCACTTCGCAGCTTACAAAAGAAGATTTTACTAATATCAATTTATTAATTCAACAAGAGATTTTTGCAAGTCATAAGATAACAAGCCCTTCACTTTTTGGAATTAAAACAGAGGGGCAATTAGGTGGAAGAAGTGAACTTAGAGATGCTTATGAGATATTTAAAAACACGTATGTAAACGAAAGGCAGCAGATACACGAAGAAGCATTTAGCGGATTATTTTTGCTTTCAAGCATCCCGGTAGAAGCAAAGATAATTCCTACAGAGCCGATAGGGATTGAATTAACTTCTGAAATTATTACAGGGCTTGGGCTTCCAAAAAAATACTTCCTTGATAAATTAGGCGTGAACATAGAAGACTATCCTGCAACGGTAGATGATAGTGTTATCATAAATGCGATAAATTCTTTAAGTCCGTTGGTGGCTAATAAGGTTCTTGAAAGCATGGATCCAAACGAGATTAGAGGGCTTGTAAAGTTACCTGCTAAGTTGGGAGGAACGACAGGTGCCGCTCCACTTGATGCAAACGGTAATGTAGTTGCTGAAATGGTGAACGATAATCTTAAAAATTTAACAGGCAGGCAGTTTCAAAACATCACGAGGATAGTGCGCCAGTACGGTTCAGGAAAGATAACAAGACAAATGGCGGTGGCTTCTTTGCGTTCAGGATTTGGATTAAGCGAGCAGGATATTACAGACTTCTTAGGCGAGGAGTTGCAATTCAGCGATGATGTATTACATCACTTTGCCGAACATGGCGAGGACCGGGGTAAGTTTATTTTACTTCGCCAGTATGACTTGGATTCAGAAACAATATTACCGTCCGCTTTTGCCGAAGTAAATAAATTAGGCTTGGACGTTTTGGGGGTTATTTCAAAAAACAAAAACGCAACACCGGAAGAAATTGCAAAGACGGTAGGCAAAGATGTTGATGTTATCAATTCTGTTCTTTCTGATTTATTG